TTAGCTTCATTAAAATCAGTAATTTCACCAAATCTCCTTTTGTACCATGTATCATTTATCCCTAATAGTCCTTCCAGTACTGAGGCATTGGCTTTCAACGCCTCACTTAATTCCATCTTTTCCATAATATTTTTTATTTACCAGTTTCAGTTTCCAAATTGTTTTTCTTATAATCCTGCCATGAGTCGGCAAGCTGCCCCACCGAAGCGGAAGTGTAGAGGTCAAGTATATGAATCTCGTCATCGGCAAGCTCCACAAGCTCGTTCCGATAGATCTTCTCCGCAAGCACGTGCGCCGGAAGACCGGGCACGTTCCTGTAAATGCCGTCAGCAATATCCTTACGGATATCCGCTATCACCATATCCTGTCTGTCTATCCCCGTGAACAGGGGAAATTTTGTAAAATCAACTTTCATAATCATTATAATTTTAAGTCCAAAAACCAATCCAGTTCATGAACCATCTGTTATTATACTTGTCATAATATATTGCTGTAGCACTTGATGGCATCAAGTACATCGAAGTGCTCAGCTCTCCTGATTCCCAGCCTACCAGATTTGTTCCGACTACGTACACATTGCCGTTTGACGTGTTCCTGATCCAATAGAACTGCCCGTCCTCCGCAGTGGTCGGCAGCCTGAGTGTAATACCGGCTTTAATGGCCAGCACGACACTGTCCATCTCCGTCAGTGTCGCATTGGCATTTATTCTGCGTAATCTCAGCCTAAAGCCGCATACATCCCCTTTAGGAATATAAAGAGCGTGGTTTCCTGTAAACTGGAGGCGGTCGTCATCATAAGCGTGCGAGCCCTCTACGGATACAAACAATCCAGCGTTGCCGTAAAGCGTCGAGTTGATGTTCCTGTTCACCTCAATGCGCACAGGGGTGGAGAACGACCCTCCGTTAGACGATGGCATCGTTTCGGCTCCGATGAATACCTTTGAATATTCCCCCATGAACCTTATCAGCCCAGCTGTAAGGAGCATGGAGTCGAAGCCAGAGGTAGCCTCCAGACTTGCGGAATCTATGGCGAAACCTCCTATGTTTCCTTCATCCGCCGTGATTTTTCCGCTGATGTCCACATTGACCGCCCTGATACCGTCCGCATCAATCATGGACGCCTTGATCTTCTCGGTCAACAACAGCTTGGTGGCGATAAAAGTCCAGCTCTGTGCTACTTCCCAGTATTTTATTTTTCCCGAAGCCACATTCTGTTTGGGGGGTTCCGTCGAAACCGACGTATGCGAACGGATGCACAGGTACAGCAGGTTGTCATAAAGTACAATGTCGTAAAACTGCTGTCCTTGCTTGCCCTCCAGGTAAGACACAGACGCCCCCCATACACGCATACGCATGCGCGCTCCCTTATCTCCCTTGTCACCTTTTGGAGCAAAACTGACCTGTCCGGTTCTAGTCACCAACGGCATATCACCTCCTTATTCCTTGGTTGTGATGGTCCATGCCACGTTGCCTCCTGCCTGCTGGCACATGTCCCAAGTACACGTGCCGGAAGTGGCTGCTGTACCGGAAGTAGACGGGTTAAGGACTACTCCTGCACTGTCCATGAACACGAAATAGAAAGTCATGTCCTTGTACTTGGTGGTACTTCCACGCTTGACCAGAATGGGCTTATAGACCACCGTGTCACCACTTTCCCGGATGGTCTCGTCCTCGGGCGTGGGATTCAGGATCAAATCAAACGGATCGGACGCATCCATTACGGACTGCGTGTCCTGACCGATGAGCTTGCCGCCCTGGTACACCTCCACTCTGAACACACCTGTCGTGTCAACCATATCGTTGGTGACGGTCAATGTCTGTGTGGTCTTTCCGTTCAGCACGTTCCACGCACCGTTGACCTGGTTGTACCACTTGTACGCCAGTCCGGTAGTGATCTCGTCACTGCCCATGCGCGCTACGGCTTTCAGAATGCAGCTCTGCCCTTTGTCCCGAAGGGTAAAATACTTGTTGTCACCGGCAATGATCGTCACATGCTTTTGGTTTCCGACCCCCTTGGTGATGGGGATGCTATAGACGAACTGGACGGTGTCGCTGGTATTCCCAACGGTCACGGTGGCTTCACCCTTGATGGTACAAGAGGCCGCTCCGCTCGCCTTGACCAGATTCTTGACGATCTGCAATCCGTAGTAATCCGTCGTACCGGGCTGGTAAGGGATAAACTTGAAATGTCCCGTCTCACCGCCAAACGTGTTGGTGGAGACATTGCCCGAGAACTTGATCTCGACATCATTGAAATACCATTTCATGGAGGAAGGAACCACCAGCCCTTCCGCCACCCGCGAAGAGGTGAGAATGAAGGACAAGACGGGCTTGAGCGAAGCGAAATCCGGTGCGATGTTCGTCGGCGCGGACGCTTCGCCCATATACTCCTGATACAGATCTCCCTGGTTACACTGGATGGCAGGCATGTATACGCCGCCCTTTTGCGAAAATATGACCTGTCCGGTCGCGCTGGCCAAACTCATGACGCTCCTCCTTCCCCGGTCGTTTCCGTACTATCCGTGCCTTCGGAGCTTTCGGTGTTGTCCTCCCCCCAAGAGGCAGGTGTGAATACTTCGACGGGATGGTCCGTACCGTCTATCTCTTCTTTCGCCGCCTGCGGGGTCAGGCAGATGCCGCCCGCTTCCTTGGCCCTGTCAAATACCGTGTCGCCGGGGAAACGTGCCACGTCCGCCTGCCACAATAATACATTGCCATCCGCTGTCCTGTTGCGGATATCGGTCAGATGCAACCGGTCGGCAACCTCCTTCGTTACTTTAATGTAAAATGCCATAATTCTATTGTTTTTAATGTTATCCAAATTTTCTTACTACTACCGCCTTGCCCCCCTGTGTGAGCACCTTGCCGCCTTGTGTCAGCGCCACGTAAGGGCCTCTGTCCTCCACCTCCAGCTTTAACATCATGTCGTTGCTGAAAGGTATCCTGGGAGAGTATCCGTCGGCAACCTTGGCATATCCGGCATCTCCGCTCTTCTTGACGTACCAGTGGCAGTTAAACATGGCGGATGGATTCGGGATAACCCCCATGGTATCCCGAATGACGGGTCTGGGAAAGATGGCGTAAGTCCCATCCGGAACACCCGTAGGTACGCCCTCCCAGTCGGCTTCAATCTTCGGAATCCTGCGGCGTATCACCGTAGAGACTGCCGGGTCCGATGTGCCCGGGGTTGATGCCGGAGTCCCGGAAGCCGCATAGGTGGCTTTGCAGACAATCGTGATGTCATCACCTATATAATTGCGGTCAATCTTATATACATTCTTGTTCAGTGATACAAACTCCCAGTCGTTGTCACCCGCTCCTGTGGTTATCGCCTCCAGCGCTCCCGTAGACAACAGACGGTACCAGAAGAACTTGCATTTGCCCGTAGCCGTCACGTCCGTGTCGCCTACCATCAGTTTAGCCGTGATGGTCTGTGCGGTGATGTCACGCACCGGGTTCCAGTCCAGCGTGGACGGGCTGTCTATCGTCAATACGGGGATCGCATCCGTACCGTCAACCGCGCGGACAAGACGGCTCATCTGAAAAGTAAACAGCTGTCCGGTACGTGTGTCGGCATATTCCGCGTAAAACTCCAGCGTGACGGGTTTTAGGACGGTGACATTTTTTTTCATTGTGATCTGTCCCTTGCTGTCACCGGACTCCGTAATGCTGTAGCCTGTGTTTGTCGATGTGATAAGTGTGCGTGTGGTTCCGATGCGCTCGTACCACTTCATGTTGGTCAGCCTGGAGTTGACCGCCCCGATTTTAGTCACCGCTTCCGGATCGGTGGCGTTGCACCGCGGAAACAGGACCAGCGGTGTCAGCGTATAGTCCGGAGTGTATTCAGCTTTGTCAGCCTGGTAGACCTGCATGTCCGGCACGCTGCCCACCACCTCGATGTTACAACTGGTTTGTAACAGCCGGTAGTTGATTTCTATTTTTCGTTGCTTTGTTGCCATTGTATAAAACCATTTTAAAATGTTACAAAATTCTCCGCCACTTCAAACTGCTGCCCGTCACGCAATAACGCCTGTGCTTTAAACGTACACACCCGCATGTTGGTATAATTCGGTCCGAGATCATCTATCGTCAGAGGAAGATTTTTCCCAGCGCCGGCACGCTTCACCGCCCATGCGTTATCTTCTGATACATTCCCGGTATCACGCGTCCAGCTCACATCAGCGTCAAGTATATGATCTGTCACGTCACGGTTGTACAGCTTGCCGGTAATATATAGCGTTGTGGAAAAAGTCTCGATATCAAAATACCACCCCTTTGTGCTGCCGATCTCTATCGTAAATTCCGGGTTCCCTTCCAGCATCGCCCATCCGGCCGCCGCATATTGCGGTTCGTCGGCTGTTCCCGTCATCAGGCACTTCCATTTGCAGCCGTAGTGCCAAACCGTGTCCGCCCGCTCCTGCGTATTGGTGTAAGGATTGTCAGAGGACGCGACTTCGGCCGACCAAAAGCCACGGTCCACCAGTTCCTGTACGGGCAGTCCCTGCCAGTCCACACGGTAAAGTTCACCGAAGATGCCGGCACGGGCGAATATGTACGAGTGCTTATAGTTGACGGGGAGATTGTCAAACAAATCCAAATTGGGCAAACGCCCCAATATCATGTAATAGTTGTTCTGTTCCAAGACAGGCTTCGTTACTCCTTCCAGCCAGACAAGACATTTATCCGTGGTGGCGGACAAATACCAGTAGCTTTGCCTGTCCTCATTGAAGGCGTTTCCTCTTCTGGTAATGATCGTCAACTCTGTGGGAGGATAGTTTTTACCGCCCGGCACCTCACTGTCCGGGTATGACAACACCGAGATGGAGTTGGCCGGGACATTCTTGGACAGCACGCGCATCCACGAGGCGTAATACTCCCCCGTTGAAAAGAGGTTGTTTACAATCCCGTACACTATATCACCCTCCTGGAATGCGGTGAAGTCATTCTCCCAGCGCTTGCGCAATTTCAGGGTATAAGTTCCGTCGCTCTCTAAAGCCACGGACTCAATGACTCCGTTCTCGGAATATGAGGTGTCGCCTTCCTGTGCGTTCAGACGGTTATAGATGATTTCCTTGAACACTGCGGAGCCGCGTACCTCAAGACGCTCGAACTGACCGCGCCCGTCAGGATAGATACCGGCACCTTTACCGGCAATCATGGAGTCGATGAACTTGCCGAACTTCAATAAGAAATTTGTTCCGTCCGCTTGATCCTTACGAAGGAACATTACTAAGGAGCGCAATGCGGAATACACGTTACTATCCGTGGCCGGTGTAGAGTCATTCCTTCTTATCACATACACACCGCTGCCACCATCGCCCGTATAGGTCTGTCCCTTTAGGGTAAGGCTCTCAACCTTTTCCTCCAGCTCCCCGATACGAGAATAGGCGGCGGTTTCCCCGACAGTATATATAGGGGAATCATAAGCTAAATCAAGATTGAATTCAAATCCGATAACCCTTGACTGCCTTCCGTTCTCGAAATAAGCCTTGTTGATAAGGTTGACCTTTTGACCGATGCTGTAGAGGTTGTGAATGCCATCCTCACGGTATGCGTCATTTGACATCATCGTGCAGCCATAGGTACTCGGGTCTATCTTGGATTTGGCAGCGTACTTTTCAGTCTTTTCCTTCAGCTCCTGCTCGGCGGCACCCACAAGCCCAAGTTCGGTTATTTTCGTGCTGTCCCAGCCGGAAAGCACATATTCATCTCCATCCTGGGGAAAGAGCACATCACCGGGAAGCGGTCTGCCATAGTCCTCATTCCTGACTATCTCCCAAAGCTGTGCCTCAGGGTTCCATCCGCCATCCTCCAATTTCTCCGGCTTTCCCTCAGGATTGAACTTCACGGCGAACTCCAAACCGTTGAGAAGCCCGGACGCGAAACGTATCCTCAGCTCCTGACCGGGGAGGATATATTTCTCGGAAAAGTTAACACCCGTGTCCCTAAAGCGGTAGGCATTCCATTTTTCCTCGATGGTGGTGACATCCGACATGATGCCCGTTCTTCGGGGATAGACTTCATCGAAGATAACCACCTGCTCGACGGCTTCCTCGGTAGTCATATCAGGATAAGCGTCAATGTAAGGAGTGCCTTCGGGCAACATTAAGCGTTTTTGCACCACGCCGTTCACAACCACGGTCTCGTCAATGGGGCGGTAGTCTGCCGGTATGTTACGGGTGGAACCAAAAGCGTAGATACGGGTGGCATAGGTGGACTGGGATTCTGACTGTGACATTTCCTGCACGTTTTTCCCGATTTCGAAATCCACCGCATCGCCGGACTCACAACGTCCGAAATGGATGATGTTTTCAGTCACCCAACATTCGCAATCCCATTTCTTCGCCATCTCAAAACAAGCGTCAAGGATGTTGATGTTGTCGTAACTCATCAACTGGGACTTGTTCTCTACCGTACTGTCAATGGAGAAAACAAAATCCTGTCCTTTGTATGTGTAACCAAGAGCTTTCAGATTTCTAAGGACTATACCGGCTTGTACGTCAAGCGGAGCGGTCAGGTTCCAGGACGCCTCCTGTCCGGTCTTCTCCGGGGTATATTTGAAGATTTTGTTTTTCCATTTCCAGTAGTAGGCGTCAAGTCTTAATTCGTAATCGTAGCCGGCGGTATTGGTGTTGAATGCGGGCTTCTGCAAGTCGCACACCTCGAACAATCCGAAGTTACATTCCACGTATGAGCCAAGTTTGAAATATATGGGATTCTCTAAGGAGAACTTTAACATGATGTAGTCCTCCTTCATCAGAGTGAACTTACGCTTGCAGCCTTCATTGATCAAAGTTGTAAGCAGGATAGCACCGGATATGTCTTTGATGTCGATTTGTTCCATAATTAAGTTTTGTGTGCCTTTACACAATGCTGAACAAAAGTATATATTTTATTTGAAAATCAAATATAATATCAAGGGGAATTTCTGTTATTGGGATTAGGCTCATTCAGCTTCAGCACGAATTTTCCTATGCCTTGCATGAATTGGCTGAACTGGTTACAGGAAATATAAATAGTCCTGTAAACTATATTGGGCTGATACTTTGTCTTTATTTCAAGTATTCCTTTATCCAACTCATTACAAAAGCTGTCATACCTTGCAAAGAATGTATCTTTATCAGGGGCTGTCAGGTTTATCTGTAATGTAAGATCGCGCTCGTCCTTTTTGGGATCAGCTGTTATCACACGCTTTCCATGCTCCATTCGGCTCTTGTTCTCAATGAACTCCTTATTGGGTGCTGGGGTCATGAGGGCGGACAGTGCAGTGTCATCCATGCTTATTCCCCATGTGGTATAAGCGTCCTTTCCATTAATAAACAGTTCTTCTTGTGGCATATTTATATACTTTTTGTATTTTTCGCTATTTCGTCAAGCTTGTCTCCAAACTTATAAATTAGTTTGGTGTATTTGTTAATACTTTCAAGGTGACCGTTGGATGAAATCATCAGATTTCTTATCTCAGTCAACATTGTATTGTTGTCTTTGGCAAATGAGGATATGGCTTGTGCCACCGCCAGCGTATTCAGCATGGCATTTTTTATTTCTTCTCCTGCAATCTGCAATGCTGTAAACCTACCGTTCAACTCTTCGCCAGTATCTTGACTCATTGCCTGAAAACCTTTGGATGAAGCTGACTGGGATGTTGATTCTTGCGAAATCTTGTCATATCCGGTTGCTGCGGCAAGCTCGTCACGGAGCTTCATGGCTTCGTCCACATAACCCATGTATTCATCCATCAGCTCCTTACGCTCATTATTGTCAAGCGTACCATCATCCTTCATGGCTTCACCGAATTTATCATACCATGTCCTCAGTTTGTCACTAAACTGTTCACCGATGGCATTTGACAGCATCGCCTGCATGAAATATTTGGATATGTCATCAGCAAAATCCTCCGCACTCTTCTCCATATCCATCAGACTGCTTATAAAACTGTCATACATGGAATCGAATGACATTCCGATCAGGCCCTCATAAAGACTGTCGGTCAGTTCTTCCAGTTTTCCTGCCTGCTCTATATAATCATCCAGCTTGTCGGTAACACGCTCACCGTAACCTCCCTTACCGGAAGATTCCATGATATCCCATAACCATACGTCCGACCGTAGAGCCTTCATCTGTTCGGGGGTCAGATTCCACAAGGAATCGGTGCCGGAGAAATCCTGCATGCCGGTAGCTTTTCTTGCGTGTTCCAGCATTTCATCCGTCCATTTCAGATAATGCTGCCAGCTGCCGTGGCTCTTATGATATCCGGCTTGCTCCTTTGCTATTTGCAGATAGTTTTTATTGACTTCCTCCTGATACTTTACAGCTTCCCTGTAAGATTCAACCGATTTCATTCCCTTGCTTGCCTTCATCTCGTCAGTCAGATCCTCGATGGCCGTTTGCAAAGTTCCATTCCTGTCCGTCAGCCTGTCTATCGTTTCCTGTACTTCCTTGGCGTTTCCACCTATTCCAAACAAGGAGTTGAAGCCTCCGAATGAGATTGCGTTCAGGATGTTTCCTATGCCGTTCCTCAATGACTTGCCGATTGTGACAAACAAATCCCCTGACAAGACATCACCGATAATTCCACTGACAGCGTTCAGAACAGCATCAAGCAGACCACCGACAAGATCACTTAATCCGTCTTTGAGTACGTCAATGATGGACAGAATCCATCCGACAATGGGGACCTCCTTAAGAGATTCTGACGTTTTTCCTATGACATCCTTGAATCCGTTCACGGTTTTGATAATTCCGCTATATGCGTTATACAATCCACCGGATGAAATCTGCTGCAAGCCTCCCAATAAATTTTCCATGCTTGCTTTCAGTATGGTGGCAGTATCAGTCACATTACGCTGGGCCTGATTGGCGATATCAGTCTGTGTCTTCACATTGGCGGATGCAATGTCAGCATTCTGCCGTGCTGTTTCAAGAGCGTTTGCTGCGGCTTGTTTCTCACTTTCCGTTCCGCCCTTCTGCGCTTTGGTGTAATCATCCTGTGATTTCTTTAGTCTTTCCAAAGCAGCTGTTTCAATCCCTATGGCACTGATACGATTCTGTTCTGCTATTTGATAGGCTTTTACATCCTCTCCAAGTTTCTTGAAGTTGACTCCACTTGTACCACCCAAAGACTTTTCCATCTGGCTGATGGCGTCAATCAATGATTTCTGGCTTGCCTGATCGGAGTTCTTGAACTTGTCAGTCCGTACATATTTTTTCGCTTCGTCCAAGGCGGGCTTTATCATGTCGGAAAACATGGAACCAAACTCACCGAACACAGTAACCCAATCTATATTGGCTTTTATGGCTTCTGTTTCCTTGTTCTGTATGGCAACATCACGTTGTTTCTCCAGTAACTTTACTTGTGCACTATTAACACCGTTTTCTTCCTGTGCTTTCCTTATTTTTTCCGCATTATAAGCCGCAAAACAAAATGTTCCACTTTTGCAAAACATTTTGTTCCAAAATCACACTTGTTAACACAATTCAAAATGTGATTTTAAATCCAATTTAAATATAGTTTTAATAAACATTCTTTATCTTTGTACCACACATGGCGATGTGTATATCAGGATAAGGGCGGAATCAGGTAACTGAAACCGCTTTTTTTACAAATGATATTTGTTAATTTCTAAGGTCATAAGTACGAGTATAAAACAGATAAACTTTATGTTATTCTATCGCCAATGGAACTTTTTCCGTGTTGTTATTTGCTTTCTTTCGATTTCGTTTTACAATTTCCATATTCTTCAGGCTACTCTTCTCATTAGCCAATGTTAAGTCTTTAATCAACGTTTCAGCAAAAACATCTGAATATATCTGAGTTGTTCTAACAGATGTATGTCCCAATATTCGTTGTACTGTCGTAATTGGAACACCTTGATGTACTAACAGAGTAGCACAAGTGTGCCGGGCCGTGTGATAAGTGATCTTTTTATTAATCCCAGCCATTTGAACCAGTTTTTGTAATATTCTGTTTGTATCTGAATTACATCCTATCTTAGATAACTCTTCTATGCTGTTATAATGGCTTATAATGTTTAGAGCCTTTCCGCGAAATAGTAGATACAAAGGTATTTGAAGTTTTGATCCAGTTTTAAGGCTGTTCAATATCAACCAACTATTCCCATCTATAATGATTAAATTACGATTGCTCAACTGTTTAAAATCGGAGAATCTGAGTCCCGTATAACAACAGAACAGGAAAGCATCAAGAACATGTTGGCTGTTATTCTTCTTTTCAGGCAGTTTCAAGGATTCCATCTTTTCAAGCTCATTAGGCAGCAGAAAACGATGTTCTGTCTGTTCTTTCTTAATTTTAAACTTACGGAATGGATAAGCATCTTGTGGAATATACCCTTGGTTTATTGCTTCATTGACAAGGGTGCGGAGTACTCTCATATGCTTGCCTATCGTGTTGACTTGCAATCCTTTGTTTCGTAGAAACACATCAAAATCTTTAAGAAATGTATAATTAAGATCTTTAAAATCAATTATACCACGAAACTCCTTTAACGTCGCCACTGTAACCAACATGTTATCTTTTGTACGCGGTTTTCGATCTGAATTCTCTATGGTATGTTGCGCAAATTTCAAGAACGAGATGGATGGTGATACTTCTTTTTTAACAAACTCTTTCAATTTTGAAAGTGTGGCATCAATACCATTTTTCCAGCAATTCAGCTCTATCGCCTGCAAATCCAATATGTAACCATATAACATTGCGTTGAGTTCATTACTCTGAGGATGGTTAACAACTTGTGCTCCCTGTTTGCTCCAATGCTCTGGTTTTAAATATACATTTGTTTTAAAATAGGCTTTACGTTGGTTTAAATATGCTTCAACCTGCACTAAGGCAGTTCCTTGTTTATTAAGTTTCTTTTGGCGATTATAGACCAAACGATATCTAATTTTTTCTAACATGGCAGTTTTTATTTTAAAGTTAAGTATTTCTATCTTTATGACAAAACAATACATAAAAAATTGCTTCTGGGAGAACTTTTGCCACTTGCAACAAATGAAACAAAAGGATTAGCATCCATGAATATGTGTATAGCATACGTTGGCGAAGGGCCTGTTATTTGCATTAA